CCCGCTAGGTAACCTGTCAGGCTATGTGACGAGTCTGGCTCGGGGTCACGGTTTCACCCAGAGCTTTACCGAGCATGGTGTGCTGATTGGCTTGGTCAATGTTCGGGCCGATTTGACGTATCAGCAGGGTTTGCGGCGGATGTGGAATCGTTCGACCCGTTATGACTTTTATTTCCCTGCTTTTGCGATGTTGGGCGAGCAAGCGGTGCTTAACGAAGAGATTTACGTTCGCGGAGATGCGAACGATAATTCTGTCTTTGGCTATCAAGAACGTTGGGCTGAGTATCGGTATAACCCCGCTTTGGTGACCGGTCTGTTTAGGTCTACTTCTGCTGGCACGATTGACGGCTGGCATTTGGCCCAACGGTTTACGAGCCTCCCGACCTTGAACTCCACTTTTATTGAGGACAATCCTCCGATGAGTCGGGTCCTTGCTGTTGGTGCTGGTGCGAATGGTCAACAATTCATCTTTGACGGGTTTTTCAATCTTCGCGTTGCCCGTCCGATGCCCATGTACTCCGTGCCGGGTCTTATCGACCATTTTTAAGGGGTCGTTATGGAACCGATATCTATGGGAATGGCCGCGCTAGGAGGCTCTGTGCTCTCTAATCTTGTTGGTATCCAGCAAGCTGGTAGGCAGAGGGATTTTCAAGAGCGTATGTCCAGTACCTCATATCAACGTGCTGTCGCTGATCTTAAGGCCGCTGACCTGAATCCGATGTTGGCATATGGTCAGGGAGGTGCCTCTACACCTTCTGGGGCCATGCCCAACATTTCGGATATGTCGGGAGCGGTTTCTACTGCCCTTCAGGCGAAGCAAATTGATGCCCAGGTGAAACAGCTTACTTCCCAGTCTGATCTCAATCAGCAGAACACATCGCTCGCTCGCGCACAAACGTTTACGGAGTTGGAGAGGGCGGCGCAAGTTCGCGCCCAGACGCAACAGGCTACAGCGTCAGCTGGTGCGTCAATGGTGCAGCAAGATGTCCTCGGTCAGCAGGTGCGCCATTTTGAAGAACTTATCAGGTTGGTCCCTGAACAACGTAGGAAGGTTATGGAGGAGACCTTAACGGAGCCTGTGCGCCGTGCGTTGTTTGGCTACCAGTCCGTTCGTGAGGCTAGTCAGGCCGATCTCAATAAAGCTACTGAACGGCTACAGGATATTGTGACGGTTTTGAAAAGGTTGGAACAACCACAAGGAGAGGCGCAGGCTTCTTTTTACACTGGCGCTGTTGGTGAGAACGCCCCACTAATCAATCAGATCCTTCGGATCATTTCGGTGCTCAAGCGATGAAACTATATGCCCCTGGAAATTATGACGCTGAAGCGTTGAGTCTTGATACGGGTCTTGAGTGTAACGACCCTTCGTTGGCTCAGCAGCATATGCGCGACGAGACGGACATCAATGAGATTGTTCGGCGTTTTGGTCTGACTGGTGAGCTGCCGGAGTCCGTGCGGCGTCCGACGTATGGTGACTTCACTGGTGTGTTTGACTATCAATCAGCCCTTAATGCTGTACGTTCGGCTGATGAGGCATTTGGCGAGATGCCGGCAGAGGTTCGTGCGCGGTTTGGCAATGACGCTGCGGCGTTTGTTGAGTTTTGTAGTGATCCTTCGAATGCGGAGGAGTTCAAGAAGTTAGGACTAACTAACGGAGGTGAGGATGGGATTCGCCCGGATCAGCAGTCGGAAAGTGCGGTCGGCAGTGAAGGCTAGCCGCGCTTTGCGTTTCCGCAAGATGCTCGGTAAGAGCTACGGGAGGGGGAGCGCTCGCTTGACGAGTCGCGGTGGGAGGCGTTAGCCTCCCGTTGGACCAGTTACCACTTGATGTAACTGGTCCAGGTGACACCCACACAAGAGGAAAGCTATGAGACCAGTAAAGCGTATGCCTGCGAACAAGGCTAAGAGTGCACGACAGTTCAAGCGCAACGTCGGAAGGACGAAGGCGGCCAATCTGCCGATCTCTCCGATGCGTGGCGGCTGGCGCATGTGATGTGGCCTGCTATCACCCGCTGGCGGCGTTCCAGCTCGCGGACAAGTCGATCGTTTTCTCGGAGCGTTCCGGTTCTAACGTCTTACGGTCGCTACAGCTACCGTGCGGTCAATGTGTTGGGTGTCGCCTCGAGCGATCCCGGCAATGGGCGGTCAGGTGTGTGCATGAGGCTAGTTTGCATGGTGAAAATGCTTTTATCACGTTGACTTATGACGATGAGCATTTGCCGCCAGATTTTTCGCTTCAGTACGGCGACTTTCAGAAGTTCATGAAAAGGCTTAGAAAGCGGTTTGGACCTGTTCGTTTTTATATGGCAGGTGAGTATGGTGAGCAATATGGGAGGCCCCATTACCATGCTTGCCTATTCGGATTCAATTTTGCGGATCGTGAGGTATGGAAAAAATCCAGTTCAGGCATGACGATATATCGCTCGGCTGCGTTGGAGGAGCTTTGGCCGTTTGGGTATTCCTCGATTGGGGATGTTACTTTTGAGTCGGCGGCGTATGTCGCCCGGTACATTATGAAGAAAGTAACAGGTTGTCATGCGGACTCGCATTATGAGCGTGTTGATGCCGAGACAGGTGAGATTACTAAGCGGAAGCCGGAGTTTACGAAAATGAGCCTTAAACCTGGAATTGGTGCGAAGTGGTTTGAATCGTATCAGGGTGATGTATATCCCGGTGACTATGTTGTGATGCGTGGTCAGAAGATGCGGCCTCCGCGTTATTACGATAGATTGTTTGCAAGAGACAATCCGTATGAGTGGGATGAAATTCAGTATAAGCGTGAGCTTGACGGGCGCTCTCGTTTTGCTGATAACACTCCTGAGCGGCTTGCTGCAAAGGAGATTGTTGCCAATGCCCGTTTGTCGAAATTGAAGAGAGGTTTGGAATGATTCATGTCATTGTTGCGGTCAAGGATCGCGCTGCGGATGCTTTCGGTCGTCCGTTCTTTGTTGCGACTGTTGGGATGGCGATTCGTTCTTTTATGGATGAAGTCTCCCGTGTGGCAGATGATAATCAGCTTTATAAGCATCCTGACGATTTCGATTTGTTTCAACTTGGTACTTATGATGATAGTAATGGTGTTGTCGAGTGTCTTGAGGATCCAAAGCTCTTGATGCTTGGCAAACAGGCTATTCAAAAAGCGGGATGATTGTGTAGTAATTAAAGCGCCGGGTTTTGCCCGGAAGGGAAAATCCGGCGCAACCAGGAGGTGTTATGTATCACAAGAACCAGTCAGTCAATGTTCATCAGTTCGCGATGATTCCTCGTGCCGAAATTCCTCGGTCGAGTTTTGATATCCAGACTGCCCACAAGACCACTTTTGATGCCGGTTTTCTCGTCCCTATTTATGTTGATGAGGTTCTTCCCGGCGATACTTTTAATTTGAAAATGACTGCGTTCTGTCGGATGGCTACCCCTATCTATCCGATTATGGACAACCTCCATCTTGAGACTTTCTTTTTCTTTGTGCCTAATAGGCTGGTTTGGAACAACTGGCAGAAGTTCATGGGCCAGCAGGACAACCCTAACGATTCGATTTCGTATGTGGTCCCTCAGCAGGTTTGTCCAGCTAGCGGTTATGCAGTTGGTTCGCTTCAGGACTACATGGGTTTGCCGACCGTTGGCCAGGTCGCATCTGGCGCTACTGTTTCGCATTCTGCATTGCACTTGCGTGCCTACAATTTGATTTGGAATGAGTGGTTCCGCGACGAGAACCTCCAGAATTCAGCGACTGTTGATAAGGGAGACGGTCCCGATTCCGTCGCTAACTACACTCTTCGTCGACGTGGTAAGCGTCATGATTATTTCACCAGTGCGCTGCCCTGGCCTCAGAAGGGCAACACCGCGGTGACGTTGCCTCTTGGCACGCAAGCTCCGGTTAAGGCAAATACGACTGGTGGTTCTGGTGTCCAGCTTGGCGTTTTGAACACGAGCGGCGCTTTGACTACCATGGGCACTTTGTCTGCTGGTAGTGGTGGCGTCAATCTTTCGTCTACGTTTGTTTCCGGGACTCAAGGTCTTTATGCTGATCTTTCTGCTGCAACAGCTGCGACCATCAATCAGCTGCGGCAGAGCTTCCAAATTCAGAAGTTGCTAGAGCGGGATGCTCGTGGCGGTACGCGTTATACGGAGATTGTCCGTTCGCATTTTGGTGTTATCAGTCCTGATGCTAGGTTGCAGCGTC